GTTTCCTTGTTATTTCCCCCATTGGGCTTACTTTTCTTATTATTATTATTAGATTTGTTAGTCTTTTTATTATTTCCCACTTTAACACCCATTTTCCTTCTAATGCTCTAGACGGAGACACTAATTGTGTTTCCGTCAAGTGCATTTCGATATGATATATCGTATAGAAGTTCATGGTTTTTTGTTGAAATTAACTCCATCGGCCAATTTGTTATACGGCTATCCGAAGATATGGGGTAGATATTCTTTTCATTGCATACAGCTTTAAGTTTCCCATAAGGTATATGGGGCAAGACTACTTTGTAATCTTTTGTTAAACCAGATTCGTCGTTGAACATATCTTTTGTAAAGTTTTGTTCTCGAAGGATCCCCTTAAATAATGGGTCTGGGCTTTTAAACTTAAAGTCGCCTATGTTAAGTGGTTGGTATTTTGATTTTAAAATTACCTTCTGGTAAGATTTCGAAAGAGGTGTTGTGACATATACATCTTTAATTACCTTAAATCGGCTAAATTTAGTCGATCCTATACTTAGTTTCTCTTTAATGTCGTGTTCTAGATAGGCAGCCAATAAACGTTGAGTTTTAGTAAAATTTACTTTAACATCTTCGTTAATAAAGCCTAAACCCCCTAGATTCCTATCGATAAATAAATTAAGATAAGAGCTACCAACTTTTGTATATTTAGAAATAATATCCTTAAAATAAAACAAAAATCTGTTATGAGAACGCAGTTTATTTGGTGAATTGGCAATCAGTTCATTATAGATAGAATCTATTGTTTGATCTGATCTGTCAGAGGCAGAGCCTCCTTTCTTAGATTGTCCGGTCAAAAGACCACAATTTAAGAATTTCATCTTTGTAAACTGTTTAGTCCCATAATGGTAAACAAAACACTCAGAATTAACCGTAAGTACATTGGTATGTACATAATTCTTTCCCACTGATAGTTCGAAACCTACTGTCGCTACGTTTTTACGCCAAATAGCATATAGTTCGGGATTTGAAGGAAACAAGATATCATCCCCATTAATTAGAACGGGTAAATCCGAAAAAGGAACTTTCCGACCCAAAAGTGTTTCAAGTGACATATGATAACATATCATGTTGCACATACACAAAATAGGGAAAGAAAGTGGTGACCCCATAAGTTGCCCATTTCTTTGGGTAACTGAAGGTAACTCCGTCTTCTTCGGATAATGTATCTCATGTTCATAGAGTACAGCTCGTAACAGATCCTTTAATTCATCGGAATAGTTGGTTTTCTTAAGAAAGGCCTCAAAACAGGCTTTAGTGAAATTGATATTCAATTTATCTGTAGCAGCGGAATAATCTCCACTTACAAATGAATCGAATTTTAAACCGATATTATCAGCCTTATCAACCATATTACGAAGATGTCTTAACTGGAGTTTCTCCCCAATTAATAAAAACATTTCATACTTTCTCAAATAGTCCCACAAACCCTTTTGGAAGAATTTACTAATCCAATAAGGGAATGGCTTTCCTTTTGTAATCATACGGACCTTTAACGGTTCCGGGATTGCATAAGTAGTAGCATCTAAAACCAACTTGTCTCCATCACCAACATCCAAATCAAAAAATGCTTCCATCGCTGCTTTAAATGTTGGAGCAGACTCCCCGTAAAAACTATAAAGTTCTCCGGGTCCTCTCTCCTTCATAGCAACCAAGTCGTTAGATTCTAAAAGAAATTTTGATTCAACGATTTGGGATACTTCCCCATCTTCGTCTTCTCCTAAGGAGAAATTAAATTTCCAAAATCCCTTATTCTCTTTCAACTCCTCACGTATAAACTTTCTTTGTCCTCCCTCCGCAAACGGTGCTTTGTGACCAGCTGAAGTGCTGGGTTCATATAACCGCGGGGAAGGTCCCTTAAATTTACACACGAAACGGTCAGCATATTGACTG